GGTAGGGGTGGATGAGGTCCTACGTTAATAAGACCTCGTTAAAAATATTATCCAATCCATCCAATCAATAAACCTACTATAACAATACCAAGAAATACTGTTAAGCTTTTATTAGCTAGGATTTCGTTAATCATATCTTTCATTATCACTCCTTTTCTTTAGTTTAACATCTATCTTCTTCAGTATTTTATCTGTTTGTCTTAACAGTCTAGGCACTGACACCTTTTGTTTCCATATCTTAGCCATAAGATTTACAGTGGTCATACCAACCAACCTTTGTGTAAAGCATTTAAGAACATAGCTATGTAAAGTAAGCAACCTGCTGATACAGTACCTACTGCTAGTAAAACTAAGTTATATATTTTTTTCATAGTGACTCCTCTATTATACCACATATTAATCTCCTAATTTAATTATTAAAAGTTGAAGTGTTAAAATAATTACTATTGTTTCTATCATTCTACATCCCTCTCTTCTTCAACTAAGTCTACTAATTCACACACACTACCAGTACAGGCTAATGACTTTGTACTTACTGTCATATCTATAAGCTCATACTTGCTAATCAAATCCCAGTCAACAGACTTAGGCATCTTCTTAGCTAAGGCAGTGTACTCTTTCTTAGTACAATCCTCGTAAGGTGCTTGTTGATATGAATGGTCAGAGTGTGGTAAAAAAGAGACACCGGACACTTCATCAAAGTGTTTGTATACCCACGCACCTACGTCCATCCATTCATGTTCTCTTACACTGATAGTTACACTAGGCTTATGTTCACAATAGTATCGTTGATAGGTAAGCCACAGTTCTAGTTGTTCAATAGCAGACCTAGCATTTCTAAGCACTGCTCCATCAGGTGCCTTCATAGGAAAAGAAAAGACTTTAACACTGTTAGGTTTCATTACATCAGCCTCACAAGGTATGCCTTGGTCCTCCATAAGTTGTGCGATAGGGTCTTTAGCATCTGCTCTTACTCTTCTTATGTAGTAGTTGTTGTGTCTAGTATGTATACCACTAGCACTGTCAACTAACTGACTGACTGTACCACTAGGTTTAATAGCAGTAGTAGCAGTAGACTGTTTAATACCTAGCAAGTCTGCCCAGTATTCATTTGTCTTTACTGTTTCCTTACGCAAGTCAGAAAGAAAATCAGGTAGGCTACGCTTACCATAGTAACCTCTATCTCCTTTACTGTTATTCATAAAGCCATTGTCCATAATACCAGTAAGTGACACACCAAGTAATGCTTCTTCCTCTGTGTTATGTACCCACTTAGGTCTTAATCTTTTGATGTTAGTCAGTGATGCTTGGAAGGTACCTAGTATAGTAGCTATTCTAACCTTACGCATAATATCTTTTTGTGTATCTGGTGCTCTTATTACTACTTCAGTTAGGTTACAGAACTGTCCGTCTCTTAATAGTATTTCACTACAAGGGTTACAACCAAACTCATGGTTAGTATCTCGTCTACCATTCTTGCCTGCTTGTTTAATCGCAGCCTCTCTATTAAAGATACCACGCTCACCGGACTTAGACTCATACAATGAAGTCCATTCCTTCATAAAGATACCAATGTCTGGCTTCTCTGTGTAGCATACACTGTTGTTACTCAGTGCCATCTCTGGTGTATCTGACCACCATTGTCCAGACTTAGCACCACGCATACGCTCATCAGTTAGGTTAGACAAAGACATTAACGCTGACCTACGCACACCACCTACTACTACTACCTCTGCAATCTTACACATCATGCGGTGACACTCATAGCTAGTTAGCTTACGACCTACTGCATCTTTAAATAGATTAGTAGAAAAATTAAAGAGGTCAAGCAAAGGCTCTGGTCCACTAGCTCTACCACCAAAGGTAGAAAGTCTAGCACCCTTAGGTCTTACCTTAGAGAAATCCCACTTAGGCATCTCGCCATCATACAAGTATGTAATTAGTTTACGGAAAGCAGACTGCCATCCTTCCTTAGAATCCTGGACTACTATCACATCCTCTACATCTACTAATGCTTCTGGTACTTCCGGTAGCTTGTTAACAAACTGTCGTTCAACACTAAAGCCTACACCAGTACCATGCATAAGAACAAACAAACATTCATCAAATGCTTTGGGATGGTCGACACTAAGGTAAGCACAGTTGTAACCTGCTATGTGGTTCTTAGCTAAGGCAGGACCTGCGGTCATTAGAGCTCTCATGCTAGGCATAACCTCTAAGTTTAGCACTGCATTTTCTAACACCTCTCTAGTTTCAGGAACCAGTCCTTCCTTTTGTTCAGTGTTCTCTTTTAAATGTTCATGCATGAAATCAAAGTAGCGTGCTACTGTTTCCTTCCATGTTTCTCTACGGTTCTTTTCAGGTAGCCATCTTGCATACCTGCTAAGAGCTATAAAGTTTTGGTAATCAGTTGGTAATTTGTTCATCTTCTAGTCCTGTAAATTTATCTATGTTATCAATTAACTTATCTTCAAATCTTTCTAGTAACTCTTCAGGCTCTACTTCGAGCTCCTCACAGAGTAGACAGACATCAAACTCGTTAGCTATTTTTTCTTTAAGTTCATTCAGTAGTAGTGCCATAACGCTTTAGCTCCTTTAGTGTATCTAGTGTGAACCATTTGAATCCTTCTTTCTCACACCATTCACCCATTGTAATCTTAGAACCTTTCCTAACTTTCTTACTAGCGTTGGTTAAGACAAACACAAGCTCTTGTGAGAACAGTGAATCTCTTATGGCTTTATACTTCTGTGTATCACCTACCCTAAAGTAACCCTTGGCTTCCACTAAAATGTTTCCTTTAGTAAAGTCAGGTATGTACTTACGTTTAGTCACATAAGGTATGTGGTATGGTTCATAGCTCCAATCATCTAACTTCTCACCTATGTTAGCTTCAAATTTGTTTCTATATTTAATGATATTTTTTTTCATCTTCTCTTATAAAAGTAAAATCAAGTTCACTTTCTCCATCCTCAGGTATAAAATCACCCTCAAGTAAGAAGGGTTGCTCAAGACTTTCCAGCATAATTTTAATATTAGATATTAATTCTTCTGGACTGTCACCAGTGGGCATTACAGGGTCGACAGTAAAACTAGACATTGTTCCAGCAGTTTCATAGAACACTTCACGAATAGAACACAGTCCATTCTTATCTATCATACCCCTATATCGCCACTCCATTACTTAGCCTTCTTTGGTTCAGAAATGTTAGGTACTTTAGCATGCCTAACTAAACCCTGTAAAAATCTATTGCCTTCTAAGTGTGGGTTTCCAAGAATATCCCATCCATCTGCAAGAGCCTTGTTCATTTCTTTTTCAAAGCTACGACTGTCTGATACAACTAGTTTAAATTCTTTACTCATAATTTCTAATCTCCATTACGTTAGGTTGTTTGTTAACTACAGCTAAAAATCTTGGTCCACTTGAGTAAGCAAAGACTCTCATGTTTGGGTAGCAATGCTTTTTAAACTCACAATAGGAACATCCTATAGGTAACTTCATGTTGCCTGACTTACCATCAGGTACTAGGTCATAACATGGTTCAGGAATTGTATCTAATTCTATCATTGCCTTAACATGTTTGATTCTTTTTACTACATCTTTATCTACTAGGTTAACCTTTGATACTGCTAGGTGTCCGTTTGATTTATCCATGGCTAGGAAGCATGCTTCATCAGCACCTTCAGCCTGACCATAGCCACTGATTTGGTCTATGTAACCAAAGGGGTCATCATACTCTAAGCTATTGTCTTTAAATTTCTTAAAGCCATAGGTTGATGTGGACTTTACATCACACAACAAGCCATCAATCTTACAGTCCATGGAACCTTTGATACCTTCTAGCTCTACTTTCTTTTGTTCATCAGTAACATCATGACCTGATAGTTTTACTAAAGCCAGTAGCATTTCCTCAATCAAGTGACCATAAAGAAACTTAATTAAAGTATGAGCTCTTAGTCTTTCACCCTTGTACTCATTCTTTCTATGTTTATACCATAGCTTTCTATCAGGGTGTCCAATGTTAGACATCCTTAATGTACTAGGACTTCTTGGCTGAGGGTATACCCACTCTCTCATGATTGTTTCCATGTTGGAACCAAAATCTTTAAAGACTTGTTCAGCAGGTACCCTAGCAGGGTGACTCTTTGTTTCAGCTAAGTCATATATATCTTGAACTAAATTATCTATGTTCATAAGTTATCTTCCTTTAGTTTTTGCTCAATGTTTTTTTCTATGAACCATCTTGCTTTGCGTAGGTCCTCTATCTGACCATCACCTTTATGTTTGTGAGCATGTCTACATAAATACTTCATAGCAGAAGCAGTAAGGTAATCCATTTCTTGGTCAAGGATAAAATCTATTACCTCTATTTTACCTTGAGTATAGTGTGCAGGCGAGTTAACTATGTCTTGTTTTTCTACAAGAGGTGTCCAATCAGAAGTATTAATCTCTGTTCTTCTAGCACTCGCTTCAATAGCTTTCTTTTGTAAGTCATTGTATGTTGATTTAGTGGGTGTCATGCCAGTTATCTCCTATCTTATAGTCACCATCCAGAGGACAGTTAAGGTTAAATTCAAAGCCTGCTAGTCTAATACTATCAACTGCTATCTTACCAAAGGCAGGTGAGTCAAGCTCTTTAACTTCTGTTTGTATCTCATCATGTATATTGCCTATGATTTTATACTGAAGGCCCTTAGCTTTGGCTTGGTTATCTAAGTAGACTAATGCCTGCTTCATAACAATAGCACCGGCACCTTGAAGTAAAGTGTTAAGAGCAGAATGTTCAGACCTTACCCATATACGTCTACCATCCAAGCCTACAAGATAGCCACGCTTAGAAGCAGTAGCTACACGCTCTCGTAAAGACTTGAGGGCAGGGGTGTTGTCAAGAAACTTCTGTTTAATTTCTTTACCTACTGTTCTACCACCACCTACAATAGTACCAATCTTCTCATCACCTGCTCCATAAAGGAAGGCATAGATAAAAGTCTTAGCTTGGTCACGAGTATCAAGACCGGCAGACTTTTGATTAGCAGTGTGTATGTCACCATCTAATATCTCTTTGGTATACTTATCATCATTCATGTAGTGGGCGAGCATGCGTAACTCAAGACCACTAGCATCCATGCCTACTAATCTATAACCCTCTGGTACAGTCCATAACTTGCGACACTCAGCACCATAAGGTGAGTAAGAAGCAGGAACCTGTGCCATGTTAGGCTTACTGTGTGTCATGCGACCAGTCACTGCACCAATAGGATTGACATAGCCACGTACTCGACCATCAATCTCAATGCTTTCTACCCAACTGTTAACCTGTGCTAGACGTTTCTGTAACATAAGATACTCTGCTATCTGTTGTGCCTGTGGTATATCAACACCACTAAGTACACTCTCATTAACAATGACACTGCCCTTCTCTGTAAACTCTTTAGGTTTCCATCCAAAGTGTTGAAGGTACCTGCCTATCTGTTGCCTGCTACCTAAGTTAAAGTCTGGGAAAATATGATAACCCCAGTCACCATCCTCTTTATAATGTGCACCTCTATCTATCTGTGACTGATAGCGTTTAGAAGTAGAGCCATCCTTGTTATATCTTTTCTCACCGGGATGTGGCAATGGAATCCATACAGGCAATGGCTTGAATGTATTACGAACATCAACCTCTACGTTGTGTAGCTTCTCTCTAAGTTCACCAAGTAATAGGTTAGCTTCACGCTCATTAATGGTCCAGCCATTGTTGACTTGTTGATTAACTATCCTAGCTACATCATGCTCAAGCTGAATACAACTGCCTTTAAAACCTGATAGTTCTTTATCAAGATACTCATACACTTTGTAAGTCAACTCTACATCACGCTTACAATAGTCAACCATGTCCCAAGAGAACTCACCCCATTCATTGTGGTCACCCTTAGTAAACTCAAGCCTTGTACCCCATGAGTTAAGTGAATGACCGCCCTCTCTATGAGGTTGAGCAAGTCTGGACATGACTAAGGTATCTTGAACAGGTCCTCTCCATTTGAATCCTGCAAGTCTTTCCAAGACGGGTAAATCATATCCAATAATATTATGCCCACAAATGTCAGTGATGCGATTATAGCGTACCCAATCAGCAAACTCAAAAATATCATCATCAATAAAAACATTAGTTGTTCCATGCTCTACCTCCTTAGCTACTATGCACCATATAGTGTCTGGCTTTAAGCCATTCGCTTCTATGTCAATTATAATTTGTTTCATTAAAACTCTCCGAGTTCATCCGTTTCCTTCATTCTACCAGTTATCTTATCATAATGCAAGGAACATGCCGGACCAGTTAAGCCACTGAAACGATTCTTTAATACTCTTACTGTTGTAGTGTT